GCCCTCACCGACGCTGCCATGCAGCTCTTTGGGATCGAATTCAAAGTGGAGACACGGGGCGGCATCACGGACTTGGTCTACCTCGGGCGCATACCCCTGCGAAGCTCGGAGCATCTTGAGGACGCTCGGATAGCCGGTCTAGAATATCAGGAGTTTGTGGCCGGCCCACACAGGCAACAGCTCCTATTGCGAAGATCGGCGGTGCTGGCCCGATACTCTGGTGCTCCATATCACAAGTACATGACGGCCTGTCTACAACGGACAATTGGCCATTTGCAGCTTTGTGCATTCGATCGGGAGCTGTACAGCCTACTCATACGTGAGTATATGGAAGACGCTGCCAACTTCGTCGGAGTCCCTGAGGCGATACTGTGGACCTGCACATATGATGAGAATGGCCATTGCATGAGCGCGGAACCAAAGTTGAGACGCCACCACCGGTTGTCAGAGAGGGCAATGGCTCGTTTCCGAATAATCCAAAAGAAGACCATGCGAGCGCCACCTTACAAGAAAGTCCTTGAAATCTCTGGCCGGCCGAGTCCACAGCAACACGCTATGAGCAAGTTCAAACAGTCCGTGATCCAGCCAACCCTAGAAAACAATGTCAGAGCCTGGCTATTGCAGGCCAGGAGTACATTGCACACATACTTGCCGACTCACCTAGTCCGGCTCCAGTCAGCATCTGACAGCCTCCCGGTCTCACCACTCCTGTGGGTACCTGGTTGGCCAGTCGAAAAGTTTGTTATGCGGGAAATGATTGAAGAGCGTGATCCGGGTGAGTCCCTTCCCAGTCTTTCGGAGTTCTCCGACAGGCTGCGACAAAGCCCACTAGTACCAGCCACGGATACCGTCGGGTTTTATTGGTGGCTCGAGATACCGGGCTCGGTCGATGTTCTACTGGCACAAGACCGGCACGCCCTCAGGGGCCGGATGATGGCGTGTTTCATCCTCTATCACGTCATCATGACCGCGCTCATCTTCTTGCGGCGCATGCCCGTCATCGGTCTATTAGTAGAGGGTTACCTGACCTACACAGTTGACGTCCCGAGGATCTATGGGCTGGCTTCCACGTTGCATTGGGTTTCGCATGGCGAGGCCTCTCCCACAATTACGAGTCTGATGCACAAAGACCCGTACACCGGGCCCAAGATCATGTGTGTGATAGCCGGTGCGCTGACACCAACGACTATCTGCAAGGCACTAAGCATACTCGTACCCCCATCCGTCACAGCCGCATTTGGCAATGCGATCGCCACATGGCGTTTGCTGTTCCAGCTCAACGACCTAGATCCGGCAGGGCAAGATTTGAGGCCTAATCCGTGGCTTGAGCTAATCGACGATCTTCTCGCCACTTTTAGAGCGAATCGCTTCAAAATGATGGTTGAGTCAGACACCGCCACAGGTAAGACTACGATGCTCGTTGCCGCACTGATAGCCCGAGGTTACAATGTGTGGTTGCTTACCCCACGAAGATACTTGCGTGATACCTACAGCAACCCTTGGGTTGTCCAGGAAGATATCCAGATCTTCCGGTCGGGGTCGACAGATGAACGGACCCGCCTGAAGGTGATGACTTTCGGGCATTTCATGACTCGCTTGGCAAGAGGAATAGGGCCGGATGAGCAACATGACATCCTACTGTTCGACGAGTTTCACGAAAGAGACATCGAGGCGGGTCTGGCCTGGCTAAAGACGCCACACAACAAGAAGATGGCCCTGTCCGCGACAACCGACCTGCTATACGCGCCAAACCTCCCCATCTACAAAACGGGCCTGGCTCGACCATTCGAAGAGCCAGAGACATATCGCGTCCCCTTGGATGGGGTGAACCTGGTGCAAGAGGCCATCAGACAGGTTGGAACCGCAGCCAACTATCTGATCATCACTCCAGGCATTGCCACCGGACGCGCAATGACCCAGGCCCTACAGTCATTGGGACGGTCCCCAACATTCATTTATGGGAAGTCAAACAAGCCCCCGAAGGGCGGTGACATCGTGGCCACCCAGGTCGTCGACTCTGGCGCAGACCTTCCCGCCATCGACGTCGTCGTCGATGACGGTTGTATGATCCGCAACCATCGCGGCCGGGTACGGCGTTTGTGCACAGATTCACTGACAGACAAACAACGGCGAGGAAGAGCGGGACGACGCAAGAAAGGGACCGCGTTCACGACACGGAACGCCGGATCTGGGTTCACGCCTACCCCTTACCCTACATGGGCACGCCTAATACGAGAAGGATCACACGGCGAGCAGGTTAGGCATATATTGGGAATCACCATACACCTGCCGAAACAGGCTAACCCGTCTAGGATCGATCCCTATATGCGTTGGAGAATCGGGCCTGCAACTCGCCTACAGGAAGCTTCCTTGTCGGCATTCTGGTTGCTACTTTGCTCAGGCCTGAGTCGCACCCAGGCCGCCAGCCAGTATGATACCATTTGCCGACAGGGGTGGCACGAAGACTTGGCAGGTGTCCGACTAGCCATCGAAGACACCTTCGGCAGTTCATCGATCATGCCCAGGGTGGAGATAGATGGCAACCTCCGATCCAACCCTTACATTGTCACCAACGCACAAGGAATCGAACAGTCCGCCTTCGGCATAAAATACCTAGATGGCGAAGCCGTGATTGTCTTCTAAACGACGAACATGCACAAAATCGTGCATATTGGCTCCGGACTAAGGCGGCATAGGAGAGGTCCTTACACGTCAAACTAAATACGCTATGACCATACTCATAACGGCAAGAGAGCGGAGCCACACTGCACGGAGGGGGCACCTCTCCTAGGGGCAATCCTAGGGGAGACGGGTCCTCCTCGGTCACGCAGCCTGAACAACAGGCTGGAGTTGGGAGGGCCTACATAT